GATTACTAATGGAAGAGACAGTTGAATTGCCATTGAACTTAACACCGCACGAAGATATTGCTGCGTGTACCAATGCTCTAAATGCTTTGAGTGAATTTGATTATGGAATGATGGATGAAGAGGAAAAAGAGATTTATAGACAGATAAAACTGATGACTCTTTATATTATTCATATCGGAGTAAAAGAAATCTATACCACTAATTTTTATGCAGAAGAAGATACATCAAGTAGTTCATAGAAAGTTAGGTAAAGAACAAGCCTACGGAATAGCCTACACCGATGAAAACAAAATGGAAATCGATGAAAGGTTACGAGGTTATAGATATTTGTTATATCTCTTGCACGAGCATTTTCATTTAAAGCATCCAGATTGGTCAGAAAGTAAAGTCAGAAAAGAATCAAGTGTTACTGCTCGTTTCCTTTGGCAGATGGGATTTCGCCTCGTGGAGTTGAAGTAAAGGTTTCATTATAATATTGTTCTGATACTTCAGTAGTGCCAATATCATTTCTATATCCTTGATAATGAGCATCAACTATCTGCTCCTTCTCCTTTTGTTTGGCTTGTTTAATTTCAGATATTGGTAACTTTTTAAAATAACCTTTATCTGCTAATACATTCCATAACCATTCTACTGCTGTTTGTTGTGCCATATTATTTGTTTTAAAATGATTTTCTTGACAATATTTTATTAATCCAAAATATTGATTTAAGAATAATTATTCCTAATGCCCAAATGTCTATTAAAATAATAATTAAATATAATATTGGTTTCAACATTGCTTTATTTTTAAAATAAGTTACCCATTGGGTTTTCGGTTGGTAGAGTTAAAATGAGTTTCTTGATACAATAGTTTTCTTAAAATAAATATCTTTCCAAGCATCTTTCCCAATAAATAAGTTATAGAAACTTTCGGGGTTTAAATAAATCGCTCTATTCTTTTTGGTACAGGATTTACATTGATTCCTTCGGTAACCTTCGGTTAAGTTAAATTCTGTTTCTGGTTTATTTTTTTTGCAATCTTTACAAATCATTTTTTTAGTATTGAATATAAAACTAACATAAGTTCAGCAAGTGGTTTCTTTTGGTCATCTTTTACCTTTTGCCTATTTGCCCACTCGGTAAAATCTTTTCCTAATTGTTTACACTCTTCAAAGGCTCCAATGTATTTATAAGTAAACACAATCCAATTACAACACATTTGAATTGATTTATGTTTAATATAACAATTAACAAAGTTGCGAGGATTCTTTTCGTATTCTCTTGCGTAAGTTAAACTCAACTCAACAAAAGAATTATTAACTATCTCATTGAATAAATCGTGTCGCTCTTTTATGGTAAGTTCTTGCCAACTCATTTTTCTTTCTTTATAAAATAAATATAAGTAAAGCCTTTTCTCTTTTGTTCTTGGAAGTAATCATTTAAAATCATTTGCTTGGCTTCATCTACTTTATCCTCATAATATTTTAAATAAGCATTCATTTGAATTTTGCCATCTACCATTAATCTATCATAAATATGTGGGTGCATTTGTTTGGTAGATACTCCATTCAAATAAGCTGTATATCCTTTGTTTACTTCCTTATTCCAATCTTCTTGCTTTTCTGGATATCTTTGATCATATATAGATATTTCAGCAGTTAATAAAGGTGTTTCATAATAAGATCTTTTTTCTCCTTTTCTATTTACATAAGTTCTAACCCAATCTATTATTGTTTCAGGATCTAAATTATATATTTTCCCAAAATCACCACTTATACCTGATTCAAATATTGATACTAATTCATTCATAGAAATTTCAGGATATCTTTTTTTTAATACTTTAATAACTAATTGTTCTGTTTCATTTGTTACTTTTTTAAATTGTCTTAAATATTCAAATGCTTGATTAATCATAATTCACTTAATTTTTTATCACCTATTATATTTAATTTATATTCGATTGATTCTTTAGTTGGTTCAATTTTTGTTCGTGCTATCCATCCGCTTACCGCGTGTCTCCAAGATTTCATTTTATTTTTACCTACAACCCAACCGACACTTTCGTAATAATCAAAGAATCTTTTTGCTTGATAAGAAGCGGTTTTATCATCCCACTTGTTTAACATTTCTTCTTTAATATCTTGAATGGTAGGTTTATTAAATCCTTTTCCTTGTACTTCTTTTGTTTGATATTCTACATCATACTTGGAAAGCAAATCTATAACCTTTCTATGAATAGGACTTGATGGATTTAATTCTGTTCCGTATTGAAACTTTACAAAGTCAATGCAAAGTATTTTCCCATCCTGTAAACGCTCAAACTGATTTCCGTTATCAATATTCAAAAGCATTTCTTCATCTACTTTACTTCCGATAACATAAGTTGCTAATGTAAAATTAGGCTTCCAGATACCGGCTAAATCGCATTTATCTCTTACATATTTAACTAAACACTTCTCGGTTGGCGTGCAAGACATAAACCACTCTTTCTCCCAAATATCAGTATCAACAAATCTTTTAGGCATTTTCATAGTATTTTATATTTTCAGCAAATTCATTGTTACTTTCATGTCTCATAAAAGGGGCATATTGTAAAATAACTCTTTTATATTCAGTTGATATATTTAATTTTTCGGCAATATTATAAAGTTTTTCATAATATGGATAAAAATATGGATCTTTAACTTTAATATAATTTTCTATTGTTTTTCTTTGAGCACTCATTGGAGAATGATCTTGATAACCACAAATTGTAGCTATTTCTATAATTCTCATTGGAAAATGCATAAAAATAAAATATGATAATGCTTGTCTTATAGAAGCTATGTTAATATAGTTATCTTTTCTATAAACAACTTTTTTTGGATATCCTGTTTTCTTTTTTCTTAAATCTTGTATAGTAATATTATATTCTTTACAAACTTCCTCCACTAATAATTTTGCTTGATCTGATGTATTCATTTTATTTATTTTTTAATTTATAATGTCTTTCATATATGTGCATATTACACGCAAAATGAAAATATGTACCAGTTTCAATATTTAATTCATCTGCAACGAGTTTTTGCAATTTAGAAAAACAATATTGATCATTGCAAAAACCATATACTAAATCATTGCTTCTCATTAAAGCTTGAATATTTAATTTATTGTCTGTAATATAAAAATTAATCGCATAAGTACATATTGTATCTTTTTTGTATAAATCTATTTCTTTTCCATCATATAATGAAATAGAAGCTTTTCTTGTTGTTTTATCTTTTTTTAATAATTCAATAATTTTATTTAATTGATTATTTCTTCTCCATTGATAACCATAATTTGAATTTACATTACAGTTTTCATCCATCATGTTTTTCCAAATTTTTGCTTTTTTGGATATTTCTTCTGCATTATTATCTCCATTTAAATACCAATCCCATTCATAATCTGCATAATCTTTATTCCATTTCCTCCATGGTGTACTTATAGTATTATCATTTGGATTTAAAATATCAAAACCAACATTATAAAGCACTTTAGTATTGTTTACTATAATACCATAATTATTAATTAAATCATAGTAATATTCGAACGCTTCTTGAGCATTATCAAATTTTTTATAATACATTATATTGATTTACCATTTAAAAAATCTATTAATTGGCTTTTATTAACATGTTTTTTGTAAGTACCATCTATTGATTCCAAAGTGGCTGTATCATAAGGATAATTACCTCTTATTACTAATACTCTTATAATCCAACCATTTTCTTTCTTTGGTAATACTTGTCTTAATTTTGTTAATGTTAATTTTTGTCCTTGCCGTACTGGTTCTTTATCATGTTTACTCTCTATTATTGATATTATTTTATTTTCATAATCATTAATAATCATATCTATATTATTAACAACCATTGTTTTTTTGCAAAAATTGGAAACAAAATAATTCAATTTAGAACCAAAATAATTAGGATCATATTTTTTTGACAAATGTTCCATTTATCATTTCTCCTTTTCTATTTTTTATTTGATCAAATGCTGAATTAACACAATCCTCAAAATTTAATTTACACAATTCTGATAAATTTACAAGAACAACAACGCAGTCTCCAATAGCATCTATAATTTCTTCCTGATCTGATTTAAGTATGGCTTTAGATAATTCGCCTGTTTCTTCAAGTAATTTTAAAAATTGTGTTTTAGGATCTCCTTTTTCGTAAATTCCTCTTTCTTTTGCCCATTGTCTTATATCATTAAATTCATTATATAGTTTCATGTTATTTTCTTTTTAATATCCACAATGTATTTCGTGATTGTTCTGGAAAAAATGGTGCCATAATTACACTCAATAAATTACTATCATAATATTCTTTTAATGATTCAAACATTTTAACTTGCCATTCATTTAACAAATGTTTATAATCTTTAATTGAGGCAAATGTTCCAAATTTTTTTTGAATAATAAAATATTTTTCAATATGATTTTGTAATTCATTATGTGAAAATTCATGTATTGCTACACCTCTTCCATCACCAGAATCATAAGTGTGATTTCCGGCTGCTCCAACATTTTCATCATAATTTGGTGTACTAATATAATATGTTGCATTTTCATTTCCACAATCTCTCATATTAGTAAGAAATAAATCAATATTTTGTTTACCTACATGTTCAGCTACTTCAAAAGAACATACTTTATCTCCTTGAAATTCTTTATAATTTAAAGTTGGAAATATTAAATCATCAGTATAAAATTCAGCCCATTCTACAGGTTTAAATTTTTCTTTTGCTGCTTCTATTGTTTGTTTGCGAATATCAATTCCAATGTATTTTTTACATTTAAATTTATTTCTATAAAAGACTTCTAACATATTTCCTTTGCCACAACCAAAATCCACAACTGTTTCGCCAATTTTTGCTTCTTTAACAATATGAGACCATCTTAAATAATGAGCAAATTGATCACGATGAAAAACATGTCTTTCGAATGTAGATACTGGATCTAAATCTGTAGTATTATACTTTTTCATAATTTATTTAATTTTTATTGTTACTTTATTTAATTGTTTTGAAATTATTTTACCATTATGCTTAATTTGACAATACTCTTTATTATCTTTTTTGCTAATAAAAATTTTAATTACTTCACCATTTACAATTGTTTTAGGTTTAGTAAAAGATTCAAATTCTACATGAGTACCAATTTTAATTTGTTCCATTTTTATTTATTTTTATTATTTAAATAATTGTTCATAGATGCTAAATAAGCAACAGCGTCAAGTAAATTATCTTCTTTATGATTATATGATTCACGCGATAATTTTAATGCTATTAATGCTTTATAAATTATAACTGCATCTACATTTAGTCCTGTCATAGCATTAAATATTTTAGCGGCGCGTTCCATACCCTCTTCAAATGGACCGTATTGTCTTTCTTTTTCTTCAGATCTTAAATTTACTATTTCATTTGCTTTTTCTAATATATTCATAAATTTTATTTATAAGTTTCTATAATTATTTCTAATTCATTTCTTGACCATTTCTTTGTACGTTGTTCGGCTTCCTCTTCCAATCTCAAAACAAATTCTTCGCCATACCTTTTAACAAGCCCTTGTCTGTATTTAATTAGATTACCAGAAAGATACATATTGCATCGAATACATTGTCCGTTAGTGTTAAAATAAGCTACTTCGTGAGGCAAAGCAAATCTTAAAGCAGAGTGCTGACCTTGTGAAAAGTAGTGTCCTGCTTGTTGTACTTCGCCACCGCAACTGATACAACCTAACTCTTTGTCTCGTTCTCTAATATGAGCATTGAATTTGTCTTGAGCCTTCTTTAAAAGTTTCGGAAGTGGGGTTAGTTTAGCCATTAGAACGGAAGGTCATTGGGTGGAGTGTTATCGTGTGTAAACTTTGGGTCTGGCTTGTGCCTAAATTCAGATTCCTCTGGCTTCCAAGTATCAATCGAAATAGAAACATCTTTACCGTATTGATCGGGTTCAGATTTAATATTAATATTTACTTTGATAAATCGGCTACCCTTATATTCTTGGATATGTTCTTTAATTTTGTCCAAGTTAATTGAGGCTTGTAACCAAGTGTCTGACTTTTTCTTACCGCTACCGCAGTAGATTTTTTGTTGTTTTTCCATTGTGTTTAGATTGTTTCGTAAATTAATTCTTTTTTGTCTGGTAATCCTTCTTGTTCGATGTGTTTAGCAAACATAATTGCTTTTTTGTAAATCTCATCTTCATTTGCTGAATCGAAGAGAAATACTTTAATAAAATTTTCGTGTTCTCCATCAACATTTTGATAGACAGAATAAAACTTGCGGTCAAGTGTGACCTCTCGATAAACTTTGATTTTCATAATTTAAATTTTGATTCGGAGCCGGTGGAAGATTCGAACTCCCATCTCTTTACAAAGTAAAGGCGTTACCTTGAGTGGTATTTATTCCCACTTACGCCAACCGGCTTACCCATTAACCTTGCAACTGCTTTCTAAATTGCAAAGCCTTACGGAGCGAAGTAAAGTTTTTACTTACTCGGATTCCGTTGGTTTGAACTCGCACTCTGTACGAATTGCCTTCTTTCTGAATGTTCGAAGGTGTTTTTGCTTTCATATAACAGGGGTTTAGTAAAAGATGCTTCTAATATCAAAATCAGTTTCGATTGCTTTATCTACGATCTGTTCATCTACCCAATCCGAACCTTCAATCCATAAAATATTCCAATCGTATTCATCAGCCTCAAAAGGTTCTACTCTACCAACATACAAAGTAAATTCAACTCTTGCTCGAATATCTTCGTACTCTTCTGTCTCTGGATTAAAAACAGTTAAAGTAATGTTTTCGGTTCTGGTCATTTTATTGAGTTTTTAAGATGTCT